ATGCTAACCGAAAAGCAGATCCGTTCGCTCAAGCCAGAAGACCGCGACTATGTGATGTCCGACGGGCGCGGTGCGCGCGGGGAAGGGGTGCTCCTGCTCAAGGTTCGCGCCAACGGCACGAAGGAGTTCTACTACCAGTGGTTCGTGGCCGGCAAGAAGAAGCAGCGCAAGCTCGGTGTGTGGCCAACGATGTCGCTCACCGTTGCGCGGGACAAGTGCAAGGGTGCGTCGCCGCAGAGTGAAGCGGAGGGCACGCTGCAGAACCTGATCGATTCGTATGTGGCCAAGCTGAAAGCCGAAGGCGCAGCCTCGGCCGGCAACGTGGAGTGGTCGCTCAAGCACTATGTCTCTGAGCCGTTCCCGCACCTGGTGAAGAAGCTGGCCAGCGCCATCGAGCCTGGGGATATCCGGGACATTATCTCCGCGATGATCAAGGCGAAGGTGACCACCTATTGCAACCGGGTGCGGTCGCAGCTGCATGCGGCGTTCCAGCACGGGCTCAACCAGGAATACAACCCGCGGGACTACCTCAAGTCGAAGGTGCGCTTCGGGTTGACCTACAACCCGGTGGCGAGCATTCCCGTGCAGGGCGATTGGGAGCGCCCGGGCCAGCGTGTGCTGAGCAAGGAAGAGCTGGCGGCGCTGTGGAACCTGCTGCCCGAGGAACTGAGCCTGGTCACGGCGGAGCTGATCAAGTTCCTGATCGCCAGCGGTGGGCAGCGGCCGGAGCAGGTGGTGGCGTCAGACCGCACGATGTACCGCGACGACTACTACATGATCCGCAGCAAGAAGGGCGTAGAAGGCGAGCGCGAGATTCATGTGGTGCCGTTCAACGGCCTGAGCCGCGCCTGCCTGGAGCGGCTGAAGCCGATCTCCGGCGATGAGGCCTTTCCGTTCATGGGCCGGTACAAGAACAACTCGATCAACGTGCAGTCCGTGTCGAGGGCGGTGACGAAGCTCTGCGCGCGGCACCCGGACACGTTCAAGACGCCATTCACACTGCGCGACCTGCGCCGCACCTGCAAGACGCTGATGGGTGTGGCGGGCATCAGCAAGGAACTGCGCGATCGCATCCAGGGGCATGCGTTCAGCGATGTTTCGTCGAAGCACTATGACCGCTACGACTACCTGAAAGAAAAAAGCCAGGGCCTCGAGGATTGGGCTACCTGGCTTGTAGATGTGGCTGGCGTGAAGCCGTAGCCGTCACGCCGCCTGTTTGCTCCACGCTTCTGGGTCCTCCAGCCAGAGGCGCAGATCCGATGCCCGCCAACCGACGCGCCCTGGCGAAAGCCGGACCTGTTTCGGGAAGCGACCGGCCTTGATCTCGCGCCAGAGCGTGGCGTGGGACAGGGTTGTAACCTCCAGCACCTGCTCCTCGCGCAGGTAACCTTCAAGCGCGACCACGGCGCTTTCCTCCCTTGCGATGTTTCCTAGTGCCGCCGTGGCAGGTCAGGCGGTAGCTGATGAACGTGGCGAGCTCGCCGATCTCCGCTTTGATGTCGTCGATGATGGCGCCCATGATCGCGTTCACTTCCTCATAGGTGGCGCGCTGGATGGTGCGGGAGTTGTCGACGTGGGTCTTGCCGTCCGGCGTCTTGACCAACCATTCCATTGTCCAGCGCTGCGGCTTGCGAGGCAGACGGCCGCTGACCTGGGCGATGTCGTTGGGCATTTGAGTGGTGAAGAAGATGGAGTAGGTCATGAGGGAGCCCCTGAAGAAGCCTCTGGGCGTATCACTACTTGCAACAACGCACTACTATTCTCTTTTTGCGTTTGGACATTCAGATGGGATTGAAGCTTAAACACGCCCCGGGAATTATCCTTATTGCCCTGCTGGCCATCCTTCTCCTCACGCTGATTAGCATGTTTGTGTTTGATGTAAGTGCGCGGGAAAGCTGGTTTCAGGCTATCGGTGCTGTATGTGCACTTATTGCCGCCGTCCTTATACCCTACGTTCAACGAGAGTATGATTCTGCAGTCACACACGAGGCGGAACAACTTAAACAACTTCAAGCGAATAGGCGCGTGGTTCGGTTGATTCTCGAAGCGCGCAGCATGATTAAGTCGATACAAACCGATATGAAAGAAGCGAATTGGATTGGGAATGGTTATTACCGTGAAATGATCGCTAACTTTCTTGACATGGCGATAAAAATTCACACTACCGATTTGGACGATGGAAGACTTGCAATAGTGTGGGGGATGAGAGGGTGCCTCAATAAACTTTCTCAAACCTTGAATGCGAGTGGCACTGTCGATGTGCTGAAGTTCCATCACGCTTTTTTGATGGCAGATAGAATGCTTTGGTTGTTGCTGCAGCAGGCGGATCTTTCTGTCGGCCAGTGTGGGGGCCAAAGGCTTTTCGCGGGCACTCGCTAGCCTATATAGAGTCGCTATCATGCCGCATCCTCCGTGAGTTGCTGCGCGCTGAGGTTGGCGCGGACGAGGGCGGCGGCTACCGGTGGGCAGACGCTGTTGCCGCACATGCGGACCTGAGCGGCCTTGCTGAGCTTCTTGCCACCGGCGGTGCGGTCGTGGATGTAGTCGGCCGGGAAGCCCTGGGCGGCGAACAGCTCGTGCGGCTCTAGCATGCGCATGCCGATGTCGACGATCTCGTAAGGCTCGCCCTTGATCATCACCAGTGCGTGGCGGTCCTTGGTGGTGACGGTGTGCAGTGGTTCCTGCAGCGGCTGACCGTCGCCGGTGCCGTAGTACTTGAGCAGGAAGGCGCGAACCTCGCCCATGTGGCCGCCGGTGGTGAGGGTGTGGATTGGCTCGCGCAGGTCCTGGCCGATGCAGTTGTTGCGCAGCTTCACCAGGTGGCTGGTAACCAGCGCGTTGTGGTCGACGGTGGTTGCGGTTGGCAGCGGGCTTTCCAGGCTGCTGCCAGGGCCGGTGTAGTTGCCGCCGTAGTGTTTGGCGAGGAAGGCGGCGACGAGGCCGATCGGAGCGGCGCCGCCCGGCTTCTTGATGAAGCTGTTCGCGGTGACAGTTGCCAGCGGCGCTTCGACCGATGAGCCTCGATCGTTCGACCGGAACTTGGTGATCACCGGAGCTACCAGCGCGAAGTGCTCGCCTTTTACCTGGGCGCAGATGGTGCGCAGCGGTGCATCGGCCGGCATGTTGCGCTGGGTGCTGCCGTTGGCGTGCTCCGTGATGAAAGGTGCCATGCCCTGAACAACGAAGGGCTGGTTCGATTCGATCACGTAGCGCTGAATGCCCCGTGCGATGCGGCGCAGGGTGTTCTCGGCCAGTGGCTTCTTGCGGGTGAAGATCGACGGGCAGGGCAGTGACCAATCGATGATCTCTGCGGCGGTGCGCCATGGCTTCAAGCGCTTGGCCTTGACCGCTTCGCTCGCCGGGTCGCCGTGAGTGGGCTCGGGCCAGACGATCGGCTGGCCGTCGCAACGCGCGATGAGGAACAGGCGCTTGCGGATGGTCGGGGCGCCGTAGTCGCAGGCGCGGAGCTCGCGCCAGTCGACGACGTAGCCGAGGCGGCGCAGTGCGTTGACGAAGCTGGTAAAGGTGCGGCCCTTGTTCTTCGGGCAGGGGCGGCCGTCGGTGGCCAGCGGCCCCCACGTCACGAACTCTTCAACGTTCTCCAGCATGATGACCTTCGGCTTGACCGTGGCGGCGTAGCGGATGGCGACCCAGGCGAGGCCACGGATCTCCTTCTTCACCGGGGCGCCGCCCTTGGCCTTGCTGAAGTGTTTGCAGTCCGGGCTGAACCAGCACAGATCGACCGGGCGACCGTCGACGACAACGCGTGGGTCGACCTCCCAAACCGATTCGCAGAAGTGCTTGGTGTGCGGGTGGTTGATGTCGTGCATGGCCACGGCTTCGGGGTCGTGGTTGATGGCGATGTCGACGGGGCGACCAAGGCCCAGCTCGATGCCCGTAGAGGCACCACCGCCACCGGCGAAGTTGTCGATAACCAGGCCGTTGAAGTTGAACGCCGGCTGTGGGTGGAGGCGGTAGAGGTTATCCATGGCATGCACCTGCAGGCAGGTACGGGAGAACCATGCCGTTATTAGGAGGACTAACGCCTACACTTGACGATCCAAGGCTACGGAGATGAGCCAGGCTTCGATTCCAATAACGTGCAGCTATAAAGGCGTCAGTTTCGAGATCATGTTTCGCCTGCAAATGCAGGATGGTAGCGGGGAGAGCTGGTCTTACAGTCTTCGCTTCCCTCCTGGTGCATGTGATAACCACCCCGAAGACTTCTGTTGTTTGCAGTGGTACGGGGATGAACTTGAGGCATATAACGAGGCGCTGAACTGGGCTTACCGCTACATCAATGGACGCCTGGGGCTGGAAGATGATTTGGAGTCTGCTTGCCCCAGCCAAAGTGCTGGGCCAGGCAAGCTTCCGAAGGTCTGAGGCTACTGCCGCAATTGCGATAGACATGCTGTTCCCCTCACATGCACTGCGGCGCCGGGGCGCCTGTGTGTTCGGCGTCGACGCGCTCCCAGGTGGAGCGAGCGCGGGCGCGGTGGGTGGACTGCATAAGCTCAAGCAGGCGGTTGTGGTAGTGCAGGAACGCCTGGCCGGGCGTCCAGTTCTCCAGCTGTACTTCGAGCGGGGCGATGCCGGCGATGCATTCCCATCTGTCGTCGTGGTCTGGCATGAGCTGCGCACGCTCGGTGGCCAGCGCGATCATGTCGCCCTTGTGCACGCAGTCGGGTAGTTCAGGGTCGACATGGAAGTGCTCGCAGATGGCCAGCCACACCTTCCGCTCTACCTCGTCGTATAGCGAAACCAGGCTCTGCGCCTCATAGAACTCGCGCATGCCGAGCTTGAGCGGGCGCACCATGTCGCCGACGTAAGCCTCGGTGGCGTCGTGGAGCAGGGCGGCGAGCTGGTGTTCGGCCGGGACGATGCTGGCCACCAGCAGGCTGTGCTGCGCGACCGAGTAGTGCCGGCTCGTGTGGCCGTTGAAGCGGCAGAGCTGCGAAAGGGCGTGGGCGATGTCCAGCGTGCAGACCTGGTCGGCCTTGGGCGCGAGGAGGTCGAATCGGCGGCCGGAGCGGGTGAGAATCCAGGTCATGGCTGGGCCTCCTGCGCTGCCGGCTCGAACAGCGGATCGGCACCGATGTAGACCTCGTCCGGGGCGTCTGGCCAATACTTGCGGCATTCGTCGAAGTCGCCCTGGCTCCAGAGGCGCAGGAACTCCATCGGCTCCTCGGTGCACAGGTTCAGCGCGTAGGCGATGGCGGCGACGGCGGCATCTGGTGGCAGGTCCTCCTCGGGCTGTTGCGCGGTGAGGTCGGCCTTGTTCATCTGGGCTTCGGTCATTTTTTCCGAGGCCATGATGTTGGCATCGATGCTCAGTGCCGTGGCCATCACTGACATGGTGTCGGTTATGTCGCGGCGGTCCCAGTGGCTGTGCTCATCTACCGAGTCGTTCTTCCAGCAGTGGCAGAAGCGATCCTGCGGAACGCTGCGGTCCTTGGGGTGGTTGTAGCCAACGCAGATGAACGACTCGCCACTGGTGGCGATGATGTTCTGCAGTGGAACGGCGCGGCGCGCGCGCAGGCATACGGTCGACTGGCTCATGCCATCACCTCCGCTTGCAGGGCCGGCACGGTTTGCCAGTAGCGATCGAACAGGACGCGGGCGCTATTGGAGAGTCTTCGGGCGGCGGTGGCCTGGTCGTATGAGCCGAGGCCAGCGAAGGTGTCGGCGGCGAGGCTGAGTTTGTCCGCCATGGCGACGAGCTGGTTGGCGTCGTCCTCGGTGATGATGCGGCCGAGGTACTTGTCCAGCTTGGCGCGGCACTCGTCCAGCTCGGCGGTGGTGGCTTCCAGTGCCTGGGCGGCATTGAGGCGGCTGATGGTGAGGTGGTGCTTGGCCTCGTCGACCTCGCGGCGCGCCTTCTGGAGTTCATAGCGGTGAGCCTGCAGGCCGCGCTGGTAGCCGATGTCCAAGCCCTCGCGCTTGCCTTTGCGCAGGCCTTCATAGAAGCCGAGGCCGAACACGATGGCCATGGCGGCTACCGAGCCGATGAGGGCGATGATCTGATAGGTGGTGAAGTTCATGTGCTGTGTCCCGTTTGAGCCCGCCGGCTGGTGAGGCCGGCGGGGTGGTGGTTTGGTGTTACTTGCCGAGAGAGAAGGTGCCGATGGTGAGTGGCACCAGGCCGCCGACTTCCTGCTCGAGCACGTCCTTGAATTCCTGGGCGAAGGCTTCGCGCTGGGCTTCCTCCCCGACCCACCGGAGTTTCAGGAGTGGCTCGTCGCGGCCGGTGATGACGGACAGGCGCAGCTTGATATCTGCCACGTCCAGCCCTTCGAACGGGACGGTGGTGAAGATGAAGGCGGAGGGCAGGGTGTCCTGGCTCCTGGCCTCGATCTCGTCCATGGCCGAGCGGCTGGCGGAGAAGTCGCCGACGTTGCTGTCGCGCTGGCTGGTGGCCTTGATGACCATGCGGCGCACAGCGTTGATGGCCTGCAGCATCTGAATGTCCGTCTCGCCGTCTTTCGCCTCGAGGTTGGGCAGCCAGTCCTCCAGCCATTCGGCGAGTTCCTTCTGGCTGAGCGGCTTGCCGAGTACAGCCTGGAGGGCGGAATAGGCGGCGGTGGGCTTGAGGGTGAGCACGGCTACGTCATCGCCATGGCCGGCGGCCCCGGGTTCGCCCAGGTTGAAGATGACGGCGGCGCGCATGGCGTCCTGGTCGATGAAGCCGCCCGCGGCGGTCGGTGCGTTGTCGTCCACCACGTCATGGCGTTCGATGTACTTGATGAAGTCCTGCAGGGAGTGGGTTGCCATGGTGCCGCGGAAGCGGTCGCGCATAGGCTGGAATGCTTCCAGCGACTGCAGGCGAATGCCCTCGGGCAGGACCGCTACTGTGGTGCCGTCCGCAATGGTGATCGGCTTGGCTGCCGCGATCACGGCCTGGGACTCGATGTGTTGGATGGCTTCTTTGCTCAGCGACATGCTGTGTCTTCCTTTTGGTGAGTGGGGCTTGGTGAAGCGGGTCAGACTTCGCGGGGCACTACTGGCGCCTGCTCGCGGGTGAACATCTGGTCGGTCGGGCTGGTCTGGAACAGCTCGAGGCCGTTCTCGGTGACGTACATGGGCGTGTCGAGGGAGGTGTCCTCGCGCTTCTTGCCGCGCTTGGTGGGTTGCACGAAGTCGAGCGTGTGGCTGACGGTGACCTGGTTGCTCTGGCCGATCTGCTTGAGCTTGAACTTGAGCGTTACTTCGCCGGGCTTGCCGTGGTCGACCACGCCGGCGGCGACGTCGGAGAGCGCTCGGCCGACCTGCTGGGCGAATACGCTGGCGTTGAGTGAGTTGATGAACTCGGCGGTATCGGTGGGTTTCATGGCGTGCTGTGCCTCTTTGGTTGCCCTTGGTAGGGGCGGGTTATGCCGCTTGCGCGGCGGCGGTTTGATCCAGCCAGTCGGCCAGATCGTGTAGGTAGATGACCCAGGGGCTGCGGTTGGAGCTGGGGTCGAGCTGCCGGATCTTGAGGTTGAGCTGGCCTTCGCGGACTTTGCGGCGTAGGTGCTTGACCGTGGTGATATGCGGCAGGTGGTCGGTGAGCAGCTGCTCGGCGGTGATGTAGCTACCGGCGTAGCGGCTGCGCAGGGTGTCGAGCGTGGTTTGCGGCTGTGGCTTCATGGCTGCACCTCCCCGCGCCCCGCCGGGAGGCGGAGGCGGATCAGTTCGGTGATGCCTTCGATGGTCTTGCCGGCCTGCCGGTCGACCACGCTGCCGGTGCCATCGGTGATGACGCAGGCGAACGGTGCGCCGTGCTCCGCGGTGAGCGTGACGTGCGGCAGGTAGCCGGCCGGCAGCACGGCGAACAGCGCGCACCAGAGGCGACCGAGGTCGTCCGCGTGGGGCTGGTTGGCTTGCAGGTGGGCGATGGCCTCCGAGCAGGCGCCGCGCAGCACCTTGGCGGGTACCACCGTTGGGTGGTCCAGGTGCAGGCTGGTGAGCTTGAGCGCGCCGATCGCGTGTTGGGTGGCAGAGGTGGTCATGCGGCGTCGTCCTTCTTGGTGACGGTGATGCCCAGCTGATCGGCCAGCCAGGCGATGCCGGCCTCGGTGGCCATGACGACGCCGTAGTGCGTGTAGCAGTTGATGGCGCGGTTCCAGCGGCTGCGGGTGTCGACGAACAGCCGGCCCTGGCCGCGCTCGCTGCTGATAAGCTCGCCGGCGTGGTTGAGCAGGCCAAGCTCCCGCATACGGGCGCGCAGCTTGCGCGGGCCGATGCCGAGCACGGCGGCGGCCTGGTCGAGGGTGCGGTTCATGGTGGCGGGCCTCAGGCTGTGGGGCTGGTGGCCAGGGCGGCGCGAGCGATTCCAGCGCGACTTCTTGCGTAGCCTCGGACATCGGCCATGTCCTGCATGAACTCGTCTTTCCCAGCACCGTTACTGATCGTTTCCAGTGACTGCGCAGCGTCGGCCAGCGCCTCCACCAGCCCGCTCTGCTCCGACTGCGGGGCGGACGCAGCTGGCAGGGGCATCCAGTGTGTCGCCTTACAGTAAGGCTCCGGCTGATCGTCTGGATCGCCGAAGCTATGTTCGTTCAGGCTCTCTGCCTTCACGTCGAAATATTGCTCGCCCGCGAAGTCGTAGCCGTCCGTGAAGATCAGCACGCGCGCGTGCAGTGCCGGATCTGGCAACCGATCCTCAACGCTGGTCCAGGCGGTCTGCGCTGGGCGGGTGGCTAGAGCCGCGCGAATCAGATCGGCATCCGCCTGTCGGTTGCGACTACCGGCCTGGCTCCGCTCGTAGTTGTCATAGACGAGATTGTCGAGTGCGTCATTGAGGTAGTCGGGCAGCTCCCGCTCATCCTGCACCGGGGCTGGCTCTGTTTGCGCGTTCAGCTCACGCGCTGCAGCATGGAATGCAGCCGTTGCTGCTTGCAGGTCGCTCGGGTCGGTGCGCTGCGGAACGGCCTCCGCTGTATCCAGCGTGCCGTTGGCAACGGCCTCGATCCAATCGGCCAGGTGCTGGGCGTTGGCGCCGTCGTTGCGCTGGAGGGTCATGCTGTGGCGCTGCTCGCGCATGAACAGCACGGCCAGCAGCTGATCGCCGCTGTCGCTGGTGAAGGGCTCGATGCTCAGCTCGGCGCGCAGCTCGCGGGCGGGCTGGGTGAGCAGTAGGGTTTCGGTGCCGGCCTGGCTGGCGAGCATGCCAAGGGCCGCTTCGCTGCCTCTGGTGAGGGAGAAGGTGCTCATGCGCAGTCGCCTCCGAACGGGCCGAAGCTCTCGACGGTGGAGCGGTTGTGGCGCTTGAGTTGAGCCGTGCGCAAGGTGACCTGTGCGATCAGGCCGGTTTCTCGCTCGATGCGGCGTACGGTGAACGGGTTGGATGCCGCTGCCGGGTGCAGAAAGACCGGGCAGCGGGTGCTGCTGTGCTGTGCTGTGTCCATTGTCGCGATCCCGTGGTGAGTGGGTACGCGACAACATTAGCGCTTGCTAATTTAATGCGCAATAGCGAATGCTAAATTTGCTATTGAAAGATGAAGTGTTGCCAGTGCTGTTCGCTCACAATTGCCAACGGCACGCCGCTGTCTCTGAGTTCGACGGCTTTCTTGATCTTAGTGCCGTAGGTGCTGTGCAGCCATTGGTCATTGCCAATGCTGCCGACTACGAGGTAGTGGATCTTCTTGCTCACTGCGCCGCCAATAATGCCACCGCGCTCGGTAACAAGCGCTTCGCAGTCCTTGCGTGGACCGTACGCCATGGTGCCGGTGAAGAGGTAGCATCGCCCAGGTATGACCAGCTCTGGTGCTGGGTCGCAGAAGGGTAGGGTCGTTGGTGCAGTAAAGGGCTTCTCGGTGCAGAGAGTTGGGCCGGTGAACTTGTGCAGCAGTTCGACCAGTTCGGTGCTTTCCTCGGGCTGCAGGATCCCGTCACTGAGCATATCGGCCAGGCGGCGGTAGACGATGTTTACGACAGGGTCGTCGAAGTGGACGAAGTTGCTCTCGATCCAGCCCTTGAGGAACTCGGCTTCTTTCTGGTTGACCGTGCCGTCGGCTATCAGGCCGGCTGCCATGCCGATCAGCTCGTCGGCGGCGCGGCGCTCAATCCGCGCCTGATGGAAAAAGCGACTGTTCTGAAATTCCTGGTGCAGATCCATCTGTTGCTCCTTCGTCGTCGGTGTCATTCCCTTGGCCGGCAAGCTTGGTACGGTCACCGGTGAAGGTGACGATCATGCCCGTGCGGCTGCAGATGATGGTTGGCTCTTCGTTCAGGTCGATGTGCAGCGGTTCGCCGCGCAGCGCCTGCCATTCGGCGAGGTAGTGCAGCGAGCCCCAGCGGGTAAGCTTCTTGAGTGTTTTGAGACCGCCGCCCTTCCAGCCCAACGGCGGGAGTTCACCTGCCTTGCAGCGGGCGGCCAGCTCGGGGGTGCGCTGCGCATCGCGGCGGCCGACTTCCCATGAGCGGATTAGGCCGCGGTCAGGGCCTTGCCAGGTCTGCTGCCATGTCAGGCCGGTGCGATCGGGCTGATCGATATCGCGGTAAATGAGCATGCGGTCCCTCGCTTGTGGTCAGAGCTCTACGATTTTACGCCGTGCTCGGGCACAGACCATCCACTCTTCGTTGAGCTTGATGTACTTGTCCGGCCAGTCGGGGTTAGTGGCGTGGAGGAAATACTCGTTGCCGTCTCGGCAGAGCTTCTTGATGGTCACCGACTGGTCGCTAATGCGCTTGGCGAGAACGATGTTGCCGGGCGCCCATTGCATGTCGGGGTCGAATACGACCTTCTCACCTGGTGCAAGTAGCGGGTACATGCTGAAGCCGTTGACGACCAGGACGAATGCTCGCGGCCCGGCAGGCCCGCCAGCTTCGACCCACTCATCCGCGTGGCCGGGCGGGAAGTTGTCCACGGCCTCGCAGAATTCACCTGCCTGAACTTCACCTATCACGGGCAGCATCCTTTGCTGGTTGTAGCGTCCCAGGGCCTCCGTCACCGCTGTACTGCTCGCAATTTCCAGCTGTGCAGCAACGGAGAATTCCGCGTTGGCAGAGTCTGGCGTATCGCCTGCGCCGGGTGAGGTAAGGGTTCCTGGTGGCAACGCCAGCTTCTTCTCCAGATTAGCGGCGGCGCGCTCACCCATGTTCCTGTGGCCGTTGAGAATCTGCGACAGGTATGAAGCGTCGAGGTCGTGCCGATCAGAGAACTCCTTCAGCGATGAATCGCCGATCAGGGTTCTCAGTGCGGCTATGCGGGACTGGTAGATATCCATTTCCTTATGTTCAGGCGGCGTTAGCAAACTGTAAATTACGGTTTGCTATTGCGTAGACGATTAGCGATTGCTAATGTGAGCCCCTAACGGAGGTATTCATGAATCTTCTCGATTTCATCAAGCCGCTGGACAAGGACGCGCAGCTCGCGCTCGCGACTCGTTGCGAGACAACGCTTGGACAGCTAAAGCAGGTTGCCTATGGCAATCGGCGCGCCAATGCGGCGCTGGCTATCGCACTTGACCGAGAAACAAACGGCGCTGTGCCTTGTGAAGAAACCCGCCCGGACATCGATTGGGCTTACCTTCGCAACAACGCACGCCCGAGTGAGCCAGTTGCCGCGTAAGACAGCGGCCTGATTTCGATTTCAACCCCGCCGGACACAGCACAGTTTCAGTATCGGCGGGGGCCGGTTCCGGGAGCCTCACCAGCAGACCGGAGCCGGCAGGCCCAAGGGCCAGAGCAACAAACCTGTCGCCATGGCGGCAGGTGGATGTAGAGGCTGGAATCAAGGCGCCCACTCACCAAAGTAAAGCAGCCTTGACCCAGCGGTCCGGGAGACGGGTACCACCCCTGACTCCCTCAACAGCTTCCCCGGTGGGACACAGCACGTATATCACCGGGGTTTTTGCTGCTGTGGCCATAGGATAGGGCGTTGCCCTGGCCTATGGCTATGGTAGCCAGCGGGGTTTACTACCAATGCGCGCTACTACGCTTGAGCACGGGCCGCTTACCACTCTGGAAGCGGCTATCGACAAGGACGCCCGCGAGGCGATCCGTGGGGGCCACAAGGCCGTTTGCGCCATTCTGGACGAGCCGTATGGCCCGTTTCAGAAGCGCCTTTCCTGTTCCTACCCTGACCACCACCTGCATGCGGACGATGTGGAGCGCGTGATTGCGCTCGTGCAAGGCCCGGCCGTGCTGACGTGGTTCGAGCGGGTATATGGGGTGGTGAGCTACAAGCCGACGCCGGTACCGGCCACGCGCGATGCGCTGCGCGCGCTGGGCCAGCTGCTGCAGGCCGAGGGCCAGTTCGTGGGCAGCCTGCACGACGGCGCCGCGGACAACGTGTGGGAGCCGCACGAGGTGGAGACGCTGCGCGGCCATGCGAACCGGATGATCAGCGAGATTCTCGGCATCGTGGCCGGTGCGGAGCAGGCCATGGAGGAGCAGCGCCATGGATGAGCATCTGATCGAACGGGCTCAGCGGGAACAGGACGAGGAGCTGCAGCGCCTTATCGCAAGTCGTGTGCAGTACCAGGGCGAAAGCCTTCGCGAATGCGAAGGGTGCGGCGGCGAGATTCCGCAGGCGCGGCGTGAGGCGGTGAAGGGGTGCCGGATGTGCACCAACTGCCAGGCGGACGAGGACAAGCGGAATGCGGGGGTGAGGCGTGGGTGAGTTGCTAGCTGTTCGCGATTCGGGCTCGGTATGTATTCGCTTGTTCGCTGAAGGACTTCACAGTTTCGCTGTAAAGTTCAAACGCAGCGTTAAAGCACGCAGTTGCCATGCCAAAGGTTCGGAGGTCGCCACTAAGTTGGCCTTCAACGGTAAGCGCCAACTGATCCACTGCGGAGAAGAACGAGGTCTTGAGTTCGAGAGCCTTCGTTACGCTCTCATAATCTGGCAGTTGGTAGAAAGGGTATCGTTCGAGCTCTGCGGCGATACCGGCAAGAACGCGTGGATCGTAATTGTCCAAACCGTCGTCAAACGCAGTTTCCCCTCGCAGCTCGTGATGAGCTGCCCCCAGCAATGCTCCGGCGAAATCGGCCATAGCTCCCAGCGAATCAAAGAGCTGAAGCGCTTGCTCATGGCTGCGGACTACGGCCTGTCGCCTCAAGCTGTAGTTTTGATGAAGGGGCACGGCTACAGCAATTGCGAGTGCGATCAACGTGCCGATGGCTTGAGCCCAGCTGGCCGTGCCCGGATGTTGCTCAAACCAAACAACAAGCCATTCCATAGCGCCTCCCTGCAGTTCCTCAATCGGATCGCCATGGTGCATGACTGGAGAGGGGACGCCAATGTCTGAACGCGTACCTCTCACCCTGGCCGATCTCCCCGAGCTGCTGCAGTACATCCCCGCCGATGATCGCGACACCTGGTTGCTGGTGGGCATGGGCATCAAGGCGGAGTTCGGCAGTAACGGGTTCGATGCCTGGGATACCTGGAGTGCCGGTGCTGACAGTTACAGCACGGCGGATGCGAAGACGGTGTGGCGCTCGTTCCGCAAGGCGGGCACGGGCATGGGCACGGTGATCAAGCTGGCACATGACAACGGCTGGCGGCCACGCCGGGAGCCGATTACTGCCGAGGAGAAGCGCCGGCTGAATGCCGAGGCGGAAGCGCGGCGGGCGGTGCGGCAGGCGGAGATCGAGGCGGACGAGGCGAGGGCGCAGGTGATGCGCGAAGCCGTTGCCGCTGCCTGTGAGCTGATCTGGACGAAGCACTGCAAGCCGCAAGGCGAAAGCCCCTACCTGGAACGCAAGCAGGTGGGGGCTTTTGGCGTTGGCTACTTCCATTACACCGTTGTGCTTTCCATCGATGACGAGCGGCAGCGGTGCGACGTGTGGGTGGGGAGTGAGACGCGCGAATTCTTCGCCAACCTGCCGAAGCCGCGGCCTGATTCGATCAGCTTCCTGATGTTCAAGAAGGGCAGCATTGCCATTCCGCTGCGCGATGCGGCGGGGAAGCTGTGGAGCCTGCAGGCGATCAACGAGCAGGGCACGAAGCTGTTCCCGAAGTACGGGCGCAAGGCGGGTTGCCGGCATGTGCTGGGCGAGCTGGACGGCGCGGCGGTGATCGGCGAGGCCGAGGGCTACGCGACGGCGGCGAGCGTGTATATGGCGAAGGGCTGGCCGGTGGCGATGGCGCTGGACTCCGGCAACATGCCGGCGGTGGCGCGTGACCTGGCGGCGCAATGCCCGGATGCCCTGCTGGTGGTGGCCGGTGACGATGACCCGACGAAGCCGGGCAACCCGGGCCGCAAGAAGGCGGAAGCGGCGGCGGGTGAGGTGGGTGGCATTGCTGCCTTCCCAACCCAGCCGGCCGAAGGCGGGGCAGGGCAGGACTGGAACGATGTGCATGTGGCGTGGGGGCTAGAGGCAGTAGCGCAGCAGCTCGACGCGGCTGTTGCCGCTGGCACGCCTTCCCCGACCCCATCCGCTGACGAAGCCGCTGCGCCGGCCGGCTCCTCCGACAACGGGGGGCAGGGGGTGGGCTTTACAGCGGAGCAGGTCCTGCGGCGGTTTGCGTTGGTGGAAGGCACCACGCACGTCTGGGACCAGGACAAGAAAGCGGTGATGAAGAAGACCGCGTTCGAGGCGCTGGTGACGAAGCCGCTGGCGAAGGCCTGGGCAGATGACGTGGCCAAGAAGCTGATCGGTGCGGATACGGTGCGGGAGATCGAGCAGGCGCGGCGGATGGCCGGAAAGAAGGCCACGGCCCTGGGGATGACGCCCATCGACCGGTATGTGTACATCGACGGGACGAAGGATGTGTGGGACCGCGAGAAGAAGCGGCGCATTCCGGAGGGCGCGGTGAAGATGGCGTTGGGCGATGCCTACGCGCTGTGGCTGAACTCGGCCGAGCGCCGGACGGTGGATGTGGACCACATCGTGTTCGACCCGACGATGACGAAGGACCCGGCCGTGTACATCAACACGTTCGAGGGGCTGCCACTGGAGCCGGTGCGCGATGACGCGGCGTGCGAGAACCTGCGCTGGCTGATCTCGTTCCTGTGTAACCACGAGGCGGAGCCGCTGGACTGGCTGGTGAAGTGGCTGGCCTTTCCGCTGCAGCACCCAGGCGCGAAGCTGGACACGGCGGTGCTGATGCATTCGGTGATGGAGGGCTCGGGTAAGAGCCTGCTGTTCGCCGATACCTTCGGGGCGCTGTATGGGCCGTATGCGGCGACGGTGGGCCAGACGCAGCTGGAATCGAACTTCAACGCGTGGCAGAGCCGGAAGCTGTGGGCGGTGTTCGAGGAAGTCGTGAGCCGCGACCAGCGTTACAACCAGGTGGGCAAGATCAAGCATCTGATCACCGGCAAGACGGTGCGGATGGAATCGAAGTTCATCAATGGTTGGGAGGAAGCCAACCACATGAATGCGGTGTTCCTTTCGAACGAGATCCTGCCGTGGCCGATCAGTGAGTCGGACCGGCGCTTTCTGGTGATGTGGCCGCTGGAGACGCTGCCGGAGGAACGGCAGCGGGCGATCGGCGCTGAGCTGGCGAACGGTGGCGTGGCGGCGCTTTATGGCTGGCTGCTGGATGTGGACCTGGGCGACTTCAACGAGCGCACGCGGCCGCCACATACCGAGGCGCGGCGGCGGCTGGTGGCGCTTTCGCGGGCTGGCTGGCAGACGTTCCTCCATCAGTGGCAGCACGGGGAGCTGGGGCAGAAGCTGTGGGGCGCGTGCCTATCGACGGACCTCTATGCGCTGTTCCTCGAGTGGTGCCAGCGCAATCGCGAGCATGCGATGAGCCAGACGAAGTTCAGCCTGTTTATCAGCTCCGAGGTGGAGAAGACGCGGTCGATCCCCTGGACGGAGGGTGCGAACCGGCGCTTCGGGGCGTTCTTCTTTCCCAGTGACCCGGACTCTTCCCTGCCCCCATCTATGAGCGCGGCTGCGCTTGGCCAGCATGTGGCGGCCTGGCGGGCGAATGCGAAATTGGCGGGCTGGGATGTGGACGGCTGGGAGCATTTGAAGGGGGCTGCAGCATGAGAACGGCGAAAAGTGTGTTGGGTGTGTTGGGTTGTGCTGGGTTTGGTTTGCGCACCCGGCACAGCGCGAGGCCAGCAACGGCGCGGCTTTGCGCGGGCTGTGCGGGGTGTGTTGGGTTTGATGTCGCGCGCGCGCGTGCGTGTGTTTTGTTGCAGCCTCTGAACGGGGCTGATGCGGAAGGAAGAAATTGCTACGCGAGGACCGAAAAACCCAACAAACCCAACACACCTAACACAGTTGCTTTGAAGGCATTGATTTATAAGGGTTTTGAGTGTGTTGGGTTTGTGTTGGGTTGCGGGTTTTGTGTCGGGTTGGGGGGCAGAGCATGATCGAGGCCATGGAGGTGCTGTTGCAGGCGTGGGGCCGTGAGGTTGTGAACCCCGCTCTGGATGTGGCCATCGCCTCGCCGCTGGGGCGTATGGGTGACGATGCGCCGGGCGGTGTGGGCGGGCATCGCTGCCTGTCGCTGGTGGAGTGCGCGGTGGCGATCAGCCGGGCGAGCCAGGCGGTGAGCATGGCGCTGGATGGTATGGCGAAGGATGCGCCGCTGGGCCTCGGATCGCGTGGCCGTGTGCTGCAGCGCCTGGCGCATGTGCGCTACTGCCAGGGGCCGCAGGCTGTCGCCGTGGCGGCGCAGTGCTCGCGGCTGCCGCAGGTGCTGGAAGAGGTGATGACCGCGCAGCCCCAGCACTGGCAGGCGCACTACCACGGCGACGCGGACACGCTGCGGCGGCTGCGCGCGTTCGCCTTCAGCGACCGCTGCCGCTACTACTGGGGCGAGCCGGCGCTGCGCGAGGCGGTACGCACGCTGTTCGCCAACCTGGAGCGGCACGCGCCG